ACTGCAGGTAGTTATCACACTGGTCAGGGGAAGAAAGCATCGCCGCCTGTTTACATTGGATCAACGATGGGGATGTTTTAGATGAACAAACAGCTAGAAGCCATTTTCAACAATAAAACATCAAGCTGGACTGATTCAGAAGTCATTATCGTGAACGGTATTAAGTGCTGCTACACCGTGATTAAGAATCAAGGCTACTTAGTACATCTGCCTGGTGGTGCAAAGAAGTTTGCGCATGAAATGGTTTTTAGTGGTGACGAGGTAATTTTGCCTGATAGGTTAAGGAGTGAATAGCATGAAAAATTCAAGATACGGTGAATCGCATCACAAGCACAAGTTAACTTCAAATCAGGTAGATATGCTTAGGCATCTGCATGAAGTGTTTCAGTGGGGTTACAAGCGCCTATCAAAGCTTGCTAAAGTGAGTATTAGGACTGTGAGAGATATTCTTAGTTATAGAACGTGGTGCAATTAAATGGGTGCGTTGATGTTTGAGTGTAGAGAGTAGGGTGTTTTTATGGCTAAGTTAACCAAAAAGCAGGAGTTGTTTGTTAAAGAGTATCTCATTGACTTGAATGCTACTCAGGCGGCTATTCGTGCTGGATATAGTAAAAAGACAGCACAAGAGATAGGCGCACAAAACTTATCAAAACTTATGATAGCAGAAGCTATACAGGTTGAAATGGATAAAAGGGCAAAACGTATTGAAGTTAACTCTGATTATGTGCTAACTGGCATTACAAGGGTGATAGAACGTTGCGAACAAGCTGAGCCTGTGCGTGATAAAGATGGTAATGAAACAGGCGAGTATGTATTTAATGCATCTTCAGCGTTGAAAGGTTATGAATTACTTGGTAAGCATTTGAAGTTGTTTACTGACAAGATAGAAGTTGAAGTTAGCGAATCTCTAGCAGAGCGTTTAAGCAGAGCGAAGGATAAGGTAAAAGTTGAAGGCTAAGCAGGATGTAGATTTAGATATTATCAATCAAGCTGCATTAAGCCAGTTTGATCCTTTGTCATGGGCTAATTTTGCATGGGATTGGGGTTATGGTGAGTTAAAAGGTTTAACTGGCCCTAGAGAATGGCAAGCCGACATATTCACTGAAATAAAAAACCATCTTGCTAATCCAGAATCTCGCTATCAACCATTACAGATAGCTGTGTCATCAGGCCACGGTATAGGTAAATCAGCTGGCATGGGCATGATAAGCAATTGGGCGATGAGTTGTTTTGATGATGCGCGTATTGTTACAACAGCCAACACCGACACTCAGTTAAAAACAAAAACCGTTCCTGAAATAAGTAAATGGTTTCGATTGTCTATTACTTCACACTGGTTTGATGTGCAAGCCACTTCTATTAAAGCCAAAGACGATAAGCATAAAGATTCATGGCGGCAAGACTTTGTGCCGTGGTCAGAACATAACACTGAAGCTTTTGCAGGCTTGCACAACAAAAACAAAATCATTGTTGTTTTATTTGATGAAGCATCAAAGATACACGATAAGGTTTGGGAAGTTACTGAAGGCGCATTAACTGATGAAAACACAATTATTATTTGGATTGTATTTGGAAACCCCACATTAAATAGCGGTAGATTCAGAGAATGCTTTAGAAGGTATAGGCATCGCTGGATAACAAAACAAATTGATAGCCGTACAGTGCCAGGTACAAATAAACAAAAAATTGCACAGTGGGAACAAGACCATGGTGAAGACAGTGACTTCTTCAAAATCAGGGTGCGCGGTCAATTTCCATCGCAATCAGCTATGCAGTTCATAGGTGGTGAAGATGTTGATGCTGCGCGAGGCCGCGAGCTGCGCAAAGATCAATATGATTTTGCACCGATTATTTTAACTTGTGATCCTGCTTGGTCAGGTGATGATGAATTGGTTATCGCTAAAAGACAAGGCTTGCGTTTTGAGGTGCTTAAAACAATTCCTAAAAACGATAATGATATGCACGTAGCTAATTTACTTATGCGATTAGAGGATGAACACCAAGCTGATGCAGTGTTTGTAGATGGCGGTTATGGTACAGGCATTATATCTGGCGGCAGAACTTTAGGCCGTGATTGGCATATTGTATGGTTTGGTGCTGCATCTAGTGACCCAGGTTATTTAAACAAGCGTGCAGAAATGTGGAAACTTACAAGGGATTGGCTGAAATCAGGCGGTGCAATTGATAAAAACGATGATGAGCTTTATCAAGACTTGATTGGACCTGAAACCGTTCCTAGAATGGATGGCAAAATTCAGCTTGAATCAAAAAAAGATATGAAAGACCGTGGCTTACCTTCGCCTAATCGTGGTGATGCTTTGGCATTATCGTTTGCTATGCCGGTCGTTAAAAAACCACGTAGCGCGATAGAGAAGTTTGCGCATGGTGCAGTCAATAATAGCAACAGAGAGTATGACCCACTATCCAATTATTAGGGTGCGTTTGCATTTCCTAGTCAGCCATAAAATCCATACATAACGTCATAGGAGTTTCGTCATGTGTGGATTAGGAAGTAAACCAAAAATACCAGCAGCACCACCGCCAATCGTGCCACCTCAAGCAGAGAAAGCACCAGAGCAAGAAACATTCAAGCGTAAGAATATTGCCAGTTCGCGCTCATCAACTAATTCTGGTAACTCAGGCACTATTTTAACTGGCTCAGGCGGTGATATGGTGCCACAAGGCCAACTAGGCGCTAGCACCTTGCTAGGTGGTTAATCATGGCTTACAAATGGGATCAGAACGGATTGATTGCCGCTGATGGTTTACCAAATGGCGCTAAGGTTGACGTTAATCAATATCAAGGCTTGATGCAACAATTCCAAGCAAATCAAAAGCAACGCATGAGCAATTACATGTACGCATCCATGTCACCAGATGTGCGTTTATCCGATTCAATCAGCAAGTTCGTTTATAAAAATGGCAAGGTTCAAGGCTTTATTCCAGAGATAGAGCGCAAGAAAGTTGGATATTCAAACGAGTATGAAGATGTAATCGCTAGGGATGGTGGTGTAGTGAATCAGCCAGGTGCAGAGCGCGGTTATTACATCGATGTAGGCGGCATTGTTTTTGATGATGCAAGCAAATCTGGTGATGTAGTTGATGGTTCAGAGGTCATTTTCAGCACAGATCAAGGCGCACCACTTGCTGAGTTTAGGAATGGCACGCGCACTGAAGGTTATATGCGTCTAGCCACACAACAAGCCAAGACTGCCGACAAGCTAAGGCTAGGCAATGAATCAGGCACTACATCAGGAAGCATTCGCCAAAACGCACAAAGAAGGACATTGCTATAATGGAAGAAAATAAAAGAGAGCGATACCTCAAGCGCAAGCAGGCTTTGTGGAATGAGCGAAGCAGTTACTTAACCCATTGGCGCGAGATTAGCGATCACATCATGCCTCGCACTGGCCGATTCTTTGAATCAGACCGTAACAATGGTAAGAAGAAACATAACAACATCATCAACTCAAAAGCAACTCGCGCATTAAATACGCTTGCTTCAGGCATGATGGCAGGCATGACTTCACCAGCTAGGCCGTGGTTTAGATTGGCCACGCCTGATACTGACTTAATGGAGTTTGAACCTGTTCGCACTTGGCTTGATAAGACTTCAAAAATCATGCGTGAGATATTCGCACGTTCAAATACCTATAACTCATTGCATCAAATGTACCTTGAGCTTGGCGCTTACGGTACGGCCTTTAGCTTTGTTGCACCTAACTTTGATGATGTATTGCGCCATTTCCCGATGACGGTAGGCGAGTATGCATTGGCGATTGATTCAAACCAGCAAGTAAAAACGGTTTATCGTGAGTTGCCAATGACTGTTAGCCAAGTGATTCAGGAATTTGGCAAAGAGAATGTCAGTGCCAGCGTGATTAATAAATATGATGCAGGCAATTTAGATCAATGGTTGACGGTCATTCATGTGGTTGAACCACGCTATGATCGTGAGTACGGCAAGAAAGATGCAAAGAATAAAGCATTCAAGTCTATCTATTTTGAAGCAGCGGCAGATGGTGGCAAAGTGCTACGTGAATCAGGCTTTGATGAATTCCCTGGCTTAGCACCTCGTTGGATGGTATTGCAAGGGGATGTGTATGGTAGTTCACCAGGCATGGAAGCATTGGGTGATGTGAAGTCATTGCAGCATAAAGAGCTTCGTAATGCGCAGTGTATTGACTATCAGACTAAGCCGCCGATTCAGATACCAATCAACATGAAAGGCCAAGAGGTTAATAGCTTACCTGGCGGTGTTGCTTATTACGATTCAAGTTCACAGAATGGCGGCATCAAAACACAGTTTGAAGTCAATCTAAACCAATCATTCTTAATGCAGGACATTGACCGGACAGAGCGCAGAATAGATCAAGCGTTCTATGCTGACTTGTTCTTAATGCTTGCCAACGATAATCGTTCAGGGATTACCGCAACCGAAGTAGCAGAGCGCCATGAAGAGAAGATGCTAATGCTTGGGCCAGTATTAGAGCGTTTGCATAATGAAATGCTTAATCCACTGATTGATATAACGTTTGCCAGAATGGTGCAAGCAGGGATATTGCCACCAGCGCCACCAGAGCTATCAGGCCAAAACCTGCAAGTTGACTTTGTTTCTACATTAGCACAGGCTCAGCAATTAGTCGGCTTAGGTTCGCTTGACCGCTACGCAATGACAATAGGCTCAATTGCGCAAATGAAACCAGATGTGCTTGATAAGTTTGATGCTGACCAGTTTGCCGATGTATATGCACAGCGATTAGGTGTTGATCCAAGCGTATTGGTTGCCGATGATAAGGTGGCAATCATTCGCAAAAGCAGGCAAGAGCAGATGGCACAACAGCAACAAATGGCAATGATGCAACCGATGGCTGATGCTGCCGCAAAGATTGGAAGCATTGAAACTGAAGCAGGTAACAGCAACGCTTTAGCAGATGTGATGCAAGGCCTTACTGGCTATACAACATAACGAGGAGTAATAAAATGTCTTTATCAACTAATTTAACAGCGACAGGTGACATTTCTACTGTTCACTCTGAGCTGATTGGCTTTTATGTGAATAGCACAACATCAGGCACGATTGTTCTCAAGAGTGGTGGTGCAAGCGGTACGGCATTAGGTGGCACAATTACACCAGCCGTTGGCTTTCATCAATTCCCTTCCAATGGGGTTAATGGCTTGCATGCCACTATCGGTGGCACATTAAACGTCACCTTTTTCTATCGAAAACTCGTTTAGTTAAACCACGTAAGAATCAAGCTCACTTCGGTGGGCTTTTTTTTCGCCTATTAGGGGTGCGTTTATCTTTTTGAAACGGTTTTATCCTTTAGTCATGAGTAAAGACTACGACCCATTAAGCGGATCAATCGAAGCCGAACAGAGCAAAGAGCAGGCAAATAAACGAGCTAAACAGCTTGAAGATTTGCGCTTTGTGCTTGGTGATGCGCGAGGCCGCAGGGTGATTAACAGATTGCTTGAAAAAACTGGCGTATATCGCAATCCGTTCACTGGCAATAGTGAAACCTATTTTCGGTGCGGTGAAATGAATATTGGTCAGTTTTTAGTCGCTGAAGTGCAATCAGTATCACCAGATAGTTATATGAATTTACTAAAGGAGTTTAACCAAAATGGCAACTGAAACAACAGCAATGGCTACAGATGACACTAACGCCACTGCCAACGCAGAAGCTACTACCTTGCAGGCCACAGAAGCACAAGCTGATACCTCTAATGCAACTACCGATACGCAAACAGAGGATTCAAAAGGTGAAGATTCAACGGCTGAGAACCAGCCAAATGATGTTGATTACAACTTTACCTTACCTGACGGCTTTACCGCGAATGAGGAACTGGCTGGTGAATTAAAGGTACTTGCGAAAGAGAACGGTTTAAGCCAAGAGGCTGCGCAGAAATTCGCTGATTTGGGCGTAAAGATGCAACAGCAACAGGCTGACGCTTGGCAATCTCAAGTGGATCAATGGGCAGAGCAAGTGAAGGCAGATAAAGAGCTTGGCGGTGAAAAGTTTGATGAAAACATTTCATTAGCTAAACAGGCGCTTGACAAGTTTGGCGGTCAAGAGCTGAAAGATTTACTGCAATCAACAGGCTTTGGCAACCACCCTGCGATTGTAAAAGCCTTTTACAACATTGGTAAGTCGGTAAGCAATGACACGCTAGTGGTAAGCAATGGCACATCCAAAGGATCTGACAAATCTACCGC